TGTGCCTAATTCTACGTCACCGATTCTCGCTGTACCAGCAATAGTTCTTAAGCCATCTGGACCTAAAAATATTAAATCACCAGCAAATTCTTGAATTGTATCGCCATTGATACATCCTATATCTCTTGTTACATCAGATACTGCAAAGTTAGAACTTGAACTTCCTGATAATTTAAATATTCTTGTTTCGCAGAATATAAATAAATCATCACGGAAAACTTTAAGTCCTGTTATCTCATCATCAACTTTAAAGCTGCCTGCTCCTGAGCCAGTGTTAAATGCATCTTCATCAAATGGTTGGCTAAATACAACTTCTTGCTTAGTAGTTGATTTACCTGCATAAAACATGTGGTTCTTAAATGATACTACAAACTTAGTACCTGATACTGAACTTTCACTTACGTCTGTTGCAGATAAACTAGAGTTAAATACTGTAGGGGCATTTGTGCCATCTACTACAACTATTTTATCTGTGCCATCAAAATTGAATCTCTCAAAATTATACTTTAATGCACCTGTTCTACCACTATCTATGCTAGTCCAAGATGAACCTCCAGGGTCAGCACTGTATATGCTTGTGCCTCTAGCTGCTAAGACCTTACTACCAAATGTAGCTACCATAAGGACTTTTTCTGAGGCAGATGCAGTCTGGGGTACAACTGCTGTTACGTACTTAGAAAATCCACTTATTCTTCTATATCCGCCTTCAACGTCAGGTTCAAAGTTTTCTAACTCTAGTGCTTCTCCTGCTTCCATTAAGAATGTAGATTTGTTTAATACTAAACCTCCTATGCAATTAAATGCTGAAGGTTGTATTCTTGATAAGTCTGCCATTACGTTGTCGTTTCGGTACTAAAATATCCTGCCATGCTTGTAGGTTTCAGTATTACTGTTGACCTTACATACTCATATTTGTTAACAAGTAGTGTTTGCATATTTTTTATACCCTGCTCAAATCTAGCAAAGTTTAACTGATACTGTTCTATCTCTCCACGATACTGATAAGTGTACGCTGTTGCTCCGTCTACTATCACTGGGGCGAACCTGTCGGGTATTGTTGTTGTGTCCCCATGAGCAGACAAATCACTTGGAAAAGTAAAATAATCAAACTTTAATGTGTATCCTTTGTTTGGAAAAGGGTACAAAATATAATTATTATCTAATGTTCTTACAATATGTGAGGGTACTCCACCATCATCAAATTGTGCTACTTGAACTCCACTAGCTATGGAAGCCGCTGTTGTGCTATTTGCCCCTCTAGTGCACCCTGTAAATGTTGTACTGGAGCCTATAGCAGTATAAGTTATTTGTTCATTCGCAATGTGTAACGTACCAGAAGCAGAAAAGCCAGAAGTACTGGCTACAGTTATAGTTGTTACACTATCGGTGTGTGTGGTGCTTGTGGTTGTTGTCTCTATCTCATCTTCTTGTTCTACATTGTTAGCAATATATTCATTGTAGGATAGGGTGCTTAAGTTTACTCCAGATGTACCCAAAGTAGAATCCTTAACAATTCTAGCAGTATTATAATCTACATGCTTTGTAGATGTAGGTACAGTATATTTTACTGTGCCAGGGACTAATGTTTCAGTATTAGTTGCATGATTAAATGGGTAACTAAATTCTTTTTGATTAATATATCTTATTGTTTCGTTGACTGCATTCTTTGCTTGTGTTTGTATACCCCTAGATGTAGCAAAAGTAGCTGAAGTTAATTCAACTTCATTCATACGAGATAAAACACTATTAGTTAATGTAAGAAAAGTTTGAGCCATTATTATCCTTAGAATAAAGGGCTACCCTAAAGCAGCCCCTTATAAAAAATTTAAGCGAGTTGGTCTCTATCGACCTCATCAGGCTTATCATCTAAGCCATGACCTGCTAAATCAATAACAGTGGCGTACATTCTAAGTCTGCCTGTTGCTGGAGCAGCACCTGCAATCTTAGCATCAATAGTATCTGTAGTAGTTACAAATTGAGTGTAAGTTGAAGCTCCGCTTCCGACAATAGTGTTGGTCTGACCATTAGTACCTGCGGCACAAAAGCCTGTGGATGTAATGTCTGCACCATCAATAATGTCATCACCTGCTGCAAAGTCCATGTCAAGAGTACAGCTGCCTGTGAATGCTTTCATCACTTCTGCACCTGCATTTATGACTAAAGTATTTGCAGGGATTTCTAACACCTGAAAGATGTCTCCATCTGCAAAACTTCCACCTGCTGCTACTAACGCATCAATATCAAGGTAAGCCTCAATATTTCTCATTACGTGAGTATTTTTAGATGACGGCATAGCCGCGATAGAGTCGGAAGATACGCCAGTGGTATCTTTAGAAGTTAAATCATAAGTTGCCATTTATACCTCCCTACGCTACGTTGTATTTAGCAGTTACGATTGCTTCTGGTCGAAGAATCTTTCTGCCATATAAATGCATACCTCTTACGATGTCTGCGAAAGAATCAGGGTCTCTGTAAGACTCTGTCTTTGTTATCTGCGAAGCTGTTGCTACTGATGAAGAGTGACCAGCTACAATAACTCCAAAGTTTGAGTTTTGGTTAGCAGAACCTGAAGTTCCTGGACCTGTACCAACGGCAGGTAAGTTATTTGACATATATATATCAAAACCATGTAACGAACCTATTGACAATCCGCTTCTTAATCCGCCTGACTCACCGAAATCTGCATTGAGAAGTCTTGAATCTTCATCTTTTAAGATTTCAACGAAAGTTGGATGTAGAACTAACCATCTACCTTCTGTGTCTACAAACTGTGTATCTAGCAGTCTGCCCATTCTTGCAATAACTTGCAATGGTGTAGCAGTTGCTGTTGCCTGAGCTGTAGCACCTGGCATTCTTGGAGCCAATGGGATAGAGTGGTCACCAGCACTTGAAGTAGTGATGTTACCAAAGCTATCTTTTCTTAGCTTCATGCTTGTCAATAGTTCATCTGAACCTGCAGTTGAAACAGCTTTTGTGCCATTTACAGCATCATTAGCAGTTCCTGCTACGGCATTCAGTGCAGATTGCTTGAAACCTGACAAGTAACCAAGAACTTCTTGGTCGTGTTGGTCACGAAGTCTATATCCAGCTCTGTCAGAAGCCATTGACTCAAAGTTTACGTGACTATGAGCTTCTTCAATGTCATCAACTTTGAAAGCAAAGTAGTTTGCCTTATCTACGATAAGAGAAAAATCCTCATCGTCTAGGTCTTGTGGTTGAATGTTGACACCACGGGCGTAAGATTTTACAGTGATTTCTGGTTCTTTAATAATCTTTACAGTATCACCATAATTCGCAATCTCTCCAAAGTAGTCACTATTTGTGATTGATTCTACAACAGAGGTTTTACGAAAAGCTTGCTGAACCTTTTGGGAGTAAATAATGGGACTAAAGTTGCCATTAGGTAAATTCCCGTATCCAGCCGCAGTTTGGAAAGCCATGTTATCCTCCTTGGCTAATATTAAATACGAGTGCATACACAATCAAAAGGCTAGTAACTGTTAGGTGTCCGTAGCGGGGCTAACTTAAACTAGGTAGTTTTTCTTAGTATAAATCGTGAAAATGTGTTAAGCGAGGTAGTCATCAAAAAGATGGGCTGCTATTTATACATTTTATAACACATAAATTTTAAAAAGTAAAGAAAAATATTAAGCTCGTCGGCTCATATCATATACAAAGTTGCCTGATTGAATGGCTTCTTGTATCCTTTCTTCATTTTTCGCAAACTCATGTGGTTTCATTTTAGCTACATCAGACTCTTTAATCTGATTTGCTTGTCCTGTTTTACTAGCTGCAGGTGCATTGGATGCCCCTCTAGTTACAGCTTTTGCAGCTTCCTTAGAAGCATCTGGTTTCTTTTTAGTGGGAGTATCTGTTATTCCCATATCTATTTTATATAAATCTATTGCTCTTGCCGCAGATTTAGAATCGCTTTCGTTTTCATATAAAGCTTGCTGAACCCATCTAGGTTGCACTTCAACCCAATCATGAAACTCTTGGTCATTCCTAATTGTGTCAAAATCAGGATGAAGTCTCATAAGTTCTGCTTCTGCAGTAGCACGGGTAGCTTGTGCTTCTCTGTCTGCAATTAACTTCATTCTTTCTTCTAAAGTAGAATCTAATTCTTTTGCTTTCTTTGTAGCAATACTTTCTACAATCTTAGCAACATCAGGGTACTCTTTTGCCCACTCATTAATTTCTTCATCAGATTTAGGTAACTTTATTTCTTTAGTTGCAGTATCTGTGAGTTGCTGCTTTAATTTAAATATCTCATCTTGATAAGTTTTTTCTTTTTCCTGAGTGTGCCTTCTTAAGTCACCATATCTTTTTTTAAAAGTTTTTTCCTCAGGTGCTAGAGATTCTGTTTCAGCAACATCTTCGGCTTCTTCTTGGGCTTTACCTAGAGCCGCATCTCTTTCTTTTATATTTTTTTCTAACTCTAACGCTTCTCTATCGTCGTTGCGTTTATATTTTATTGGGGTCTTAACTATTTTTTGTTCTACAGCTATGTCAGCCATATTATTTCTCCTAGGGTTATCGTAGCCATTATTGGGGGATAAGTAGCTAGTGTATTAATTCATAAGTTATTTCTTATGAACTGCCAATCCTACTAAGTAAACTATAGGATGGATTATTTTACAAAATACATTTCCAACTAAACTGTCTTTGGATTTGCCTTTTGTTAAAACATGTCTAAGATGTTTTGTTCGTTCGGTTGCAAAGTAAGCACCGATATTAGTTAATACATTGTTAACTTTCATACCACGAACAAAAGGTTTGAATAACCAATGATACCCTACTTCATGTATAGGTGTCAAGTATTTTTTCTGATAAATATACCAAGTCTTCATAGCTTGTGACCAATCATCAAGTTGAGTCTGTCTATACATCTCTGTACAAACTATTTTTGAATCTCCTCCAGAGTCAGAACCTGCGGCAGCAGCTTGTCTATCTTGTCTATCTCTGTCTGCCATTCTTGCATCTCGTGCCTCTTGTTCCGTAGGAGCATTCCCTGGCTTACCGCTGCTATCTGTGAAGTTTACAGATGTGCCATCTTCATGTGTGAATGAACCATCTTGATTTTCACTGTATGTAGTTCCAGAGTCATTTATGCCGATACCTACACTACCTCCACGGGAGGCAACATCATCTTGACCACCACTAGAGAAGTTATCTGAAACAAAAGTATTAGGAGTCTGTCTAGCAGGTTGGTCTCTCAAGTCTCTTTCTTCACGCTGTTCTTTTCTTCCACTTCCAAAAGTTTCTTCTACATCAAAGTCTTTTTCTTGTTGAATTTGTTGGTATCTCTCTGGAGTCATTTCAAAACCTGGGGCATTAAAATAAGGAGAAGATGCTCTTGTCAGGTCTCTTTCAGCTTGTCTATCAAATAATTGTTGTGATTGTCTCAAAGCTGCAGCATCTGTAGGACCATCTATACCCATACGATTAGCAGGTCGTGATATAGATGCTTGGGCATCATTAGCAAACGCTGTTAATGGAGGGTCTTCAAAAAATCCAGTCTCTCTATTGTATACTCTTCCTGTTGGTAATCCAGCTCCTTGTCGTCTTGCTTCTGCATCTGTAGGACCATCTATTCCTCCTACTAATTCCTTATTTCGTAAAGATTGCTCTGCTACGTCTGTAATATTTACACGACCAGGTGCTCCCTCTACCATAGTGTTAGGGGTCAACTCTTCTAGTCTATTTACAGTTACAGGTGCTATTGGAGCAGTTGTTGCACCAGTTTCGAATGCCCCTCCTAAATTCTCTCCTAGTCCAAAAGCAAGTTGTCTATTGGGTGATACTGGAGCAGTTTCAGCTCTAGGCATTGTAGATGTACCAAGACCATCAGGTCTAGGCATAGGCATATCCTGAGGTCTCATTCCTAGTCCTCCATAGTTACCTGCTTTTATTTTTTCAGCTAACGCTATAGTCTGCTGTCTATTTTGAATATCTGTTCCTGCCATTTTACCGTATAACCCACCTGACAACATGTTTATTTGTCCTTTGGTCATGTTAAGTAAATCCATGGCAAGTTCAGGATTAGGAGCAATAAAGTTTGCTCTACCAGAAGTTAGAGCAT